ATTTATTAGCAATAAATTGAAGGACTCTAGAAATAGGGTTCTTTTATTATGCAATAAAACAGAAAAGGAAGTGAGATAATTGAAGAACATATCAAGTAAGATAAGAAAACTAACAAGAGCATTAGAAGTAAAAGGAAAGATATATCTAGTAAATAGAGAACAGTTTTATAGTACAAAGAAACATAAGATATGTACTACACATAAATTATCTCAATTACTTCCTATAGAAGAATACAACAAACTGAATCCAGATAACAAAAAGGATCCAAAGAAGTATGAGTATGTAAAAGTAGAAATACTTAAATCATTTAGTGAAATAGACATACTAATGAAATTAGTTGATATATACCAGAAAGTAGGTGGAGCAGATGGATAAGAAACTTTCACCTAAACAAAAAGCATTTGCAGATTATTATATTGAAACAGGAAATGCAACAGAAGCGGCAAGAAGGGCAGGGTATAAGAAGCCTAATGTACAAGGAAGCCAAAACTTAGAAAAACTTAGTATCAAATCATATATAGAAGAAAGAATAAAAGCAACAGATGAAGCAAGAATAGCAAAAGGCAATGAAGTTCTAGAATATCTTACAAAGGTTATGCGTGGAGAAGAAAAGGACCAATTTGGATTAGATGCAACAATATCAGATAGAACTAAAGCAGCAGAGCTCCTGGGTAAAAGATATAGATTATTTACTGATAAGATGGAAGTCACAGGAGAAGTACCAGTAGTTATATCTGGTGGTGATAAACTTGAAGACTAACGAAATTAAGAAATTATATTTACCAGATATAGTTGGTAAGGGATATGCAACCTATTGGAACTTTAAAGGATTATATAGAGTATGCAAAGGTTCAAGAGCATCTAAGAAATCAAAGACAACAGCTCTTAACTTTATAACTAGAATTATGGAATATCCTGAAAGTAATTTGCTTGTAGTAAGAAAGACATTTAGAACAATTAAGGATTCATGTTTTGCAGAGCTTAAGTGGGCAATACATAGATTACAAGTAGATTCGTGGTGGGAAATAAAAGAAAGCCCACTTGAAATGACTTATAAACCTACAGGACAGAAGATATATTTTAGAGGACTTGATGATCCATTAAAAGTAACATCAATAACAGTAGATATAGGTTATCTATGTTGGTTATGGATAGAGGAAGCTTATGAAATATCTAGTGAAGATGATTTTAATACATTAGATGAATCTATCAGAGGTAAAGTTCCAGAAGGGTTATTTAAGCAGGCAACACTTACATTCAATCCATGGAATGAACATCATTGGATTAAGAAGAAATTCTTTGATGTTGAGGATGAAGATATTCTTGCTATAACTACAAATTATCTTTGTAATGAATGGTTAGATGAAAAGGACCATAAGAAATTCAATATTATGAAAGAAAGAAATCCACGAAGATATAAAGTTGCTGGTTTAGGTGACTGGGGTATTGTTGATGGATTAGTATTTGAAAATTGGGATGAGAAACCATTTGATATAAATAAAATAAGAGGACAACAAGGAATAAAGAGTGCGTTTGGATTAGACTTTGGTTATACCAATGATCCAAGTACACTCTTTTGTGGTTTAGTAGATGAAAAGAATAAAATCATTTATGTATTTGATGAAATGTACCAAGAAGGAATGTCAAATGAAAAGATAGCAAGCAAAATAACATCTATGGGATATGCAAAAGAAAAAATAAGAGCAGATAGTGCAGAGCCTAAGTCGATTGATAGGTTAAGAGACTTAGGCTTATCTCATATCAGAAAAGCAAGAAAAGGAAAAGACAGTATTTCAAATGGTATTGATTATATAAGTGATTACAAGATAATAGTTCATCCTAGATGTGTAAATTTCATAACAGAGATAAGCAACTATACATGGGATAAAGATAAGAAAACAGGCAAAAAGCTGAATGTACCTATAGATGATTTCAACCATTTGATGGATGCTATGAGGTATGCAATGGAAGAATTCAGCATGGGTGATGCATTTAGTTTTGATTAGAGGTGAAATAGATGGGATTTTTAAAACTTTTAACATTTGGACCAACTATGACAGATGTAAATAGATTGGTAACAGAAGGTGCTAAGAATAGAATATCAGATAAGGAATATTTAGAAAAAGAGATAGTAAAGTTCTTAAGATCTCCTAAAAGAAAACATATGATTGATGGAGAAAGATATTATGATGGTAACCATGATATATTAAAGCGTAAGAGAACTGCCATAGGTGATGATGGAAAGCTTAAAGAAGTTGATAACTTACCAAACAATAGAATAGTTGATAATCAATACGGAAAGATGGTTGACCAAAAGGCTAATTATTTATTATCTAAGCCACCAACTTTTGAATGCGAGAATAAGAGCTATGAAGAAATAATTAAAAATATATTTAATAATAGATTCTTAAGATTACTCAAAAACGTTGGTGAAGATAGCTTAAATGATGGAATTGGTTGGCTACATCCTTATTACAATCAACAAGGAGAATTATGTTTTAAAAGATTTAAGCCTTATGAGATATTACCATTTTGGGAAGATGAAGATCATACAACATTAGAATGTGCTGTAAGAATATATGAAGTATTAGTCTATGAAGGTGCAAAAGAAAAGATAGTTCAAAAAGTTGAAGTGTATAACTTAAAAGGAATACAAAGATTTGTACTTGAAAATGGAGCACTTATTCCAGATGTAGAGCTAGGAGTTCAAAGTGATTATATTACAACTACAGATAAAGAAGGAAATACAATAGGGCTTAACTGGACCAGAGTTACTTTAATACCTTTTAAGTTTAATTCTAAGGAAATACCACTTATTAAGAGAGTTAAGACATTACAAGATGGAATAAACACTATTCTTTCAGACTTTCAGAATAACATTCAGGAAGATTGCAGAAATACAATTCTAGTATTAAAAAATTATGATGGCGTAAATCTTGGAGAGTTCAGAAGAAATTTGGCAACTTATGGAGCTGTTAAAGTTAAATCAATAGATGGATGCGAAGGCGGACTTGAAACATTACAAATAGAAGTAAATGCAGAGAACTATAAAGCTATTTATGACATATTCAAAAAAGCTTTAATTGAAAATGCTAGAGGATTTGATGCAAAGGACGATAGAATGTCTAATAATCCTAATCAAATGAATATTCAATCCATGTATAGTGATATTGACTTAGATGCAAATGGTATGGAAACAGAATACCAGGCAAGCTTTGAAGATTTATTATGGTTTATTAATCAGCATTTAGCCAATACTGGTCAAGGTGATTTTGAAAATGAAGTAGTAACTATAACATTTAATAGAGATATCCTTATTAATGAATCTGAAAGTATTTCAAATTGTCAAGCTAGTGTTGGGATATTAAGTGATGAATCTATAGTAGAGCAACATCCTTGGGTAAAAGATGTTCAAAAGGAACTTGATAGAAAGAAAAAGGAACAGGAAACAGATCCTTATGCAGATACATTCAATAAATCATCAATACAAAATAAAGATGGTGATATAGATGGCAAGGAAGAATAGGGATTACTGGAGAAAAAGATCAGAGCAAGTCCAAGAGTCATTATTAAATAAATCAGATATATATGCAGCAGATTTAGAAAGACAGTATAAACTTGCCATGACAGAAATACAAAAGGAAATAGAAGTTTGGTACAAAAGGTTTGCTAAGAATAATTGTATAAGCTATGCAGAAGCAAAGAGATTACTTAATACTAATGAATTAAAAGAGTTCAGATGGAATGTAGATGATTATATAAAATATGGTCAAAAGAATGCAGTTAATCCATATTGGATGGAAGAATTAGAGAATGCAAGTGCTAAAGTTCATATCACTAGATTAGAAGCACTTAAATTACAAGTTCAGCAGCATGTAGAAACGCTTATAGGAAATCAATTAGATGATACAGATAACTTAATAAGAAATTTGTATAAAGAGACTTATTATAGAAATGTATTTGAGTTACAGAAAGGCTTTAATACTGGATTTACATTTGCTGCTTTTAATGAAAACGAACTTGATAAGGTCCTTAGTAAACCTTGGACTATTGATGGTATTGAATTTAGTAAAAGAATATGGGGAGAATATAGACCTCAATTAGTTGAAACACTTCATACTCAATTAACTCAAACATTAATTCAAGGCAAAGCACCAGATAAAGCTATTCAAGTAATAGTAAGTAAGTTTAACACTACTAGAAAGAAAGCAGCTAATTTAGTTATGACTGAAAGTGCTTATTTTAGTAGTTTGAGTAGGAATGATTGCTACAGAGACTTAGGGATTGAAGAATTTGAGAATGTAGCAACATTAGATACTAAGACGTCTGATACATGTCAGACTATGGATGGCACTCATTTTCCATTAAGTGAATATGAAGTTCATGTAACTGCACCACCATTTCATAATTATTGTAGAACAACAACCTGTCCTTATTTCAATGATGAATTTACCATAGGAGAGAAAAGGGCAGCAAGATCTATTAATGATAAAACTGAATACATTCCAGGTAATATTAAATATCGAGAATGGAAAAAGAGATATGTGAAAGAATCATCAAAATTAGATGAAGGTGATTTGTTGGATAAAGTTAAATCATTATTTCAAAATCCAACTAAATCAAAAGTTAATGAGTTTAAGAATGAACTTGAAAATGTTCAGAATGAAGATGTTAAAAAACTATTAAGTCAGTCGGAAGAAAGAGTCAATTTTGCTAAGTCTACAAAGAAAAGCTCATATTTTAATAAAGATGAAAAGATGGTATATTTAAAGGATAATGCTGATTCAAGCACAGTAGCACATGAATTATTCCATGAAATAGATAACACATATCAAATAAGTGAAAGTGGAATGATTATAAATCAAATAGAAAGTGATTATAATAGATTGAAAAATATGGCTTTAGGGTATGGAAAAGAAATTGATGAAATGATATACTCTAAATATCCCAATATATTCTATACTAATGATTTTAATAAAACTATTGTGTATAAAGAATATAGAGGAATATCTGATATTATACATGGCATGACAAATGGAAAAATAGACTTGGGTTATGGTCATAGACAAAAAGGATATTGGAATGGGGAAAATGCATTAGCAAAAGAGACGTGGGCTCAATATGGAAGAATGCTTTATGAAAATAATGATGATGTATTAAAAGTTTTACAAGAACTATTTCCAGAGACCACTAGCGAAATTAATAGAATTTTAAAGGAGATGATTAAATAATGTATTATGGCAAAATGACAGATGAATTAAAAGAACTTATACAACAGCATATTGACTTATTTGGTTATGATCCTACTAGTGATATGGAATTAGAATATGGAGAAGAGGAATATAAAGATTTGGTTAAAGATATAAAAAAATCAATAAAAGAAAATAAACCTATATGTGAAATAGTAGAATAAGCACTTACTTAGAAAAATGAGTAGGTGCTTTTATTATGCAAAATTTAAGGAGGGATAAACTTGAAAACTAAAAATCTAATCAAGAATGAGAAAGGTTAAGGTGATCTAATTATCTCGTATGAGTCTAACGTTATAGGCTTATTTTTTTACAGCCATTTTGGTATTTTGGGCGTAAACTACAAAGACAACACTGGACACGACCAGGTAAAAAGTGAAGTTGAAAGGAAGATGTAAAATGAATAAACAACAATTTTTAGATTTAGGATTAACAGAGGAACAGGCAACAAAGGCAGAGGCAAAAAGTAAAAAGGAATTAGAAACATATGTACCAAAGACTAGATTTGATGAAGTAAATAACAGTAAGAAGGATTTAGAGAAAACAATTAAGGAAAGAGATACACAGCTTGAAAATCTTAAAAAGTCTACTGGAGATAATGAAGAACTCAAAAAACAAATTGAAACACTTCAAGCAGACAATAAAAAGAAAGATGATGATTATCAGGCACAAATTAAGGAATTGCAAATAAGTAATGCAATTAAATTAGCAATAGCAGATAAAGCGCAGGATGCAGATTTAGTTGCATCTTTATTTGATAAAAGCAAATTAATACTTGGTGATGATGGTAAGATTACAGGATTAGAGGAGCAATTAAAAGTAATAAAAGAGGGTAAGCCATTCCTATTTAAAGAAGATACTCAACAACAGCAACAAAATAATTTTAAAGGTGTGGAGCCAAGTAATTCAAACAATAATCAATTGCCTAATCCTAGTAATCCACAAGGCCAAACGCCAAGTATTAGAGCAGCGTTAACAGCAATGTTTAACAAAAATAATGAATAAGAAATGGAGATGATATTATGGCTATTACATTAGCTGAAGCACAAAAAAATGTACAAGATGCATTACAAATGGGGGTTATAGATGAATTTAGAAAGTCAAGTTGGCTTTTAGATCATTTAACATTTGATGATGCAGTATCACCAACAGGAGGAGGAGCAACACTTACTTATGCTTACACAAGGTTAAAAACACAACCAGGAGCAGATTTCAGAGCAGTTAACAGTGAATATACACCAAGCAATGTTGAAAAGCAAAGATACACAGTAGACTTAAAGGTATTTGGTGGTAGCTTTGAAATTGATAGAATTATTGCTGGTATGGGTGGTATTGTAGATGAAGTAGATCTTCAAATTAAGCAAAAAGTAAAAGCAGCACAAGCATTATTCAATGATACTTTTATTAATGGTGATAGTGCAGTAAATGCAAATTCTTTTGATGGATTAGAAAAGGCACTTACAGGATCAAGTACAGAGTATAATGCAGGAGCTTCAGACACAGTTGTTGATTTATCTACTAGTGCAAAAGTAACAGAAAATTATATGACATTCTTAGATATGTTAGATGAATTTTTAACTGGATTAGATGGAGAAGCTTCTTTCATAGGTGGTAATACAAAGTTAATTGCTAAGCTTAGAGCTTGTGCAAGAAGAGCAGGAATGTATCAAGTTACAAAAAGTGATTTTGGTACACAAGTAGAGTATTATGGAAAAACACCTTTTGTTGATTTTGGAGCAAAACCAGGAAGTAATACAGATGTAGTTTCTACAGAAGCAGAAGCAGGAACCACTTCATTATTTGCTAGAAGATTAGGATTAGATGGACTTTATGGTGTATCTATGGCAGGACAAAGTCCAGTAAACATTTGGCTACCTAATTTCAAAGAAGCAGGAGCAGTAAAGAAAGGTGAAGTTGAAATGGTTGCAGCGATGGCATTAAAAGCTAGTAAGGCAGCAGCTGCATTTAGAAAAATTAAGGTTAAATAGGAGGAATAATATATGGCTAAGATTATAGCTCCTAATAAAAGCTATACTGGTGTAAGTGCTAGTGTAGCTTTTTGTAATGGAGAGGGAAATACAAATAATCCAGTATTAATTGATTGGTTTAGAAAACATGGATATGAAGTTATTCAAGATGTTGCAGAAGAAGGATTAAAAATTCCACCACCAGGTGAAGAGGGAGAAAAACAACTATCTGAAATGGGTATAGAAGAACTTAAAGCTTATGCAGAAGAAAAAGGAATTGATATTGGAAAGGCTACAAGTCAAGCTGGTATATTAGAAAAAATAAAAGAGGCAGAAGAAGTTGAATAGGATGTGATCTTATGGAACTAGAAACACTTAAAGCACTTTTAGGAATAATTGATGATACAAAAGATGTATTGCTTAAATTTACTATTAGTGATGTTGAAGAAACAATAAAGAATTTTTGTAATATTGATGAAGTTCCAGAAGGTTTATTTAATACTGGTTATAGGATGTGTATGGATTTATATAGAAATGAGAACTTAGGGGATGAAAGTAATCCTCTAGGTTCTATTTCTTCTATCTCAGAAGGTGATACAAGTACAAGTTTTAGGAGTAATATTACAGAATTTAAGGATAGTCTATTAAAGAATTATCAAGCACAACTTATAAAATATAGAAAGTTGGTGTGGTAATATGAATAATGCTATTTTACAGGCAAGAAAAGCACATAGAAAAGCTATTGAAAGCCAATATGAACATACTTGTACTATAAAAGAGTATGAATCTAAAAAGGATCCAGTAAAAAAGGTTACAAGTAAAAAAGATGTAATAGTATTAGAAAATCAACCTTGTAGATTATCTTATGAATCTGTAAAACAGGCAAATCAAACTGAAGCTAATGCAATAGTTCAGCAAGTAATAAAATTATTCATAGCACCAGAAATTGAAGTTAAGGAAGGTTCTAAGATATTCATTACACATGAAGGCAGGACCACAGAATTTAAACATAGTGGAAAGCCTGCGATATATTCATCACATCAAGAAATTATCTTAGAGCTTGTAGGTAATGCTTAATGGGAAGATGGGGCAAAGTTGATTTTTCACAATTTAAAGACTTTCAAAAGAAACTTCAAAGGCTTAGTCAATCTGATATAACTAACTTATGTATTAGCTTAACAAAGGAAATATCAGCAAGATTATTAAGAAAGACCATAAAAAGAACTCCAGTAGGAGAATATAAAGATGGTCGAGTTGGTGGAACACTTAGGAGAGGATGGACAGTTGGAGAAATAAAGCATATAGGGAATATATATGAGATTGAAATCATAAACCCCACAGAATATGCAATGTATGTTGAATTCGGCCACAGAACTAGAAACCATAAAGGTTGGGTAAGAGGTAGATTTATGCTTACTCTTTCAGAAAAGGAAATAGAAAATATTGCTCCTAAGCTTATAGAACAGAGATTACAAGAATATTTGGAGTGGTGCTTCAATGATAAATAAAATAACAACAGGAATATCACAGGCATTGGATGCTGAATTTAATTCAGAAAATGAAGAATATACAATATATACTGAAGATGTTGAACAGAGTTTAGATGAACCTTGTTTTTTTATTTTCAGTTTGAAACCTAGTAATAGGCAGTTAGTAGGAAATAGATATGAGAGGAAATATTCCTTTGATATACACTATTTTCCTAAAGATGAAGAGAATTATAACAATGAAATAAATGAAGTCACAGAAAGGCTATTTACGGCGCTAGAGTACATTTCTATTGATAGTGGATTAATAAGAGGTACAAATATGAATGCTGAAACAGTTGATAATGTACTTCATTTTTTTATTGATTTTAACATTATTGTTAGAAAAGAGATTCCTAAGGATCCATACATGGAAGAATTGGAAATGATGGAAGAGGTGAAAATTAATGACTAAGAAAGATGAAAAGAAGGAAGACACTACATTTACAAAGGCACAGTTATTAAAATCTAAGAAATATTCTGAAAGGGTAGATTTGTTAAATGTGCTTTTAGAAGATAGTAAGACTTACACTTCAAAAGAAGTTGATGAGTTAGTAAAAGATTTTATGAATAAGGAGGTAAAGTAGTATGGCATTAGGTGGCGGTGTTTGGTTAACACAGAATAAAGTTATACCAGGAAGTTATATTAATTTTATAAGTGCAGCAAGGGCATCTGTTAATTTATCTGATAGAGGATATGCAGCTATGCCACTTATATTAGACTGGGGCCCAGATGATGAAGTATTTACAGTAGAGGTTGCAGACTTTCAAAAAGAATCACTAAAGATTTTCGGATATGATTATACTTCAGATAAAATCAAAGGACTTAGAGATCTATTTAAAAATATTAAAACTTTATATGCTTACAAACTTAACAAAGGTGAAAAGGCAAGTAATGCATTTGCTACGGCTAAGTACAGAGGAATAAGAGGAAATAATATCACTATTGTAATTGAAGCTAATGTTGATGATTCAACTAGGTTTGATGTAACTACTTTATTTGATGGTAATGAGGTAGATATCCAAACAGTAGGAGCAGCAACAGAATTAATTTCTAATGATTATGTAGATTTTAAAGCTGATGCAGAATTATCAGCAACAGCAGGTGCACCATTAAAAGATGGAACAAATGGAGAAGTAACAGGAAATAACTATCAGACTTTCTTAGATAAGATAGAATCATATAGTTTCAATACATTAGGTTGCTTATCTACAGAAGAATCTATTAAGGATTTGTTTGCACAGTTCACTAAGAGATTAAGAGATAATATGGGAGTTAAATTCCAAACAGTTCTTTATAACCACAAGGCAGATTATGAAGGTGTAATTAATCTTAAAAACAAGACTACAGATGAAGGAGAACCTGAAAGCTCTTTAGTATATTGGACTACAGGAGCTAGTGCAGGATGTGCAGTAAATAAGTCTAATACTAATAAGACTTATGATGGTGATTTCACTGTATTTGTTGACTATAAGCAATCTGAACTTGAAAAAGCTATAAAAGCAGGGGAATTTACTTTCCATAAGGTTGGTGATGAAGTTAGAGTATTAACTGATATTGATAGCTTTGTAAGTATAACTAAAGATAAGAATGAGGATTTCCAATCAAACCAAGTTATTAGAGTGTTAGATCAAATTGCAAATGATGTTGCTGTTTTATTCAATAAACAATATCTAGGGAAGGTTCAAAATAATGAAGCTGGAAGAATTGCATTTTGGAATGATTTAGTTGCTTATAATAAGGAGCTTGAAAGAATACAAGCATTAGAAAATGTAGTTGCTGATGATATTACTGTTCAAAAAGGCAGTGATAAAAAATCAGTACTTGTAAACAATCCAGTAACTATAGTATGTGCAATGGAAAAATTGTACATGACTGTAGTTGTATCTTAGAAAGGAGAGTGAAGTAAATGTCTAAACAAATTGTAATGGAAGCAAAAGATGCTCAAAGTGGTTCACTAGCAGAATGTTTTGTCACTATAGATGGTAGAAGATATAACTTTATGCAAATCTATAAATTTGAATCAGAAATGGAAAAAACAAAAACAGAAGTACCTATATTAGGAAAGGCTAGTAAAGGAAATAAGGCAACAGGATGTAAATATACTTTTACTGGAACAGCTCATTACAATCAATCTATAATGAGAAAGCTACTTTATAAATTTAAGGAGACTGGTGAAGATACTTACTTTGATATACAGGTAACTAATAATGATCCAACAAGTAGTGCAGGAAGACAAACGATAATTCATAAAGGTTGTAATTTAGATGGTGGTATTTTGGCAAAATTTGATGCTGATTCAGATTTTCTTGATGAAGAAATAAGTGGAACATATGAAGATTGGGAAATGCCAGAAACATTTAATGAGTTAGAAGGTATGTAGAGAGTGAGTCAAGCACTCTCTTTTTAAATACAAATATTTGGAGGTTTAGAATATGTCAAATTTGAAATTGTTTTTAAAAGGTAATAAAAAGAAAAAGGAAAATGTGAAATATGCACCCACAAAATCATTAGTAGATGAAGAAGGTAAGGCTGTTGAATTTGAGTGGAGAAATATATCTACAAAAGAAGATGAAGAAATTAGAGAAGAGTGTACAATAGAAGTTCAAGTGAATGGAAAGCCGAACATGTTTAGACCAAAATTTAATACAGATAAATATATGGCTAAGATGTTAGTTGCAAGTTGCGTAGAACCTGATTTATATAATGCAGAATTACAGGACTCTTATGGAGTAAAGACACCAGAAGAATTAATCAAAGAAATTGTTGATAATCCAGGAGAATATCAAGACTTATTATTATTTATACAAAAGATAAATGGCTTTCAAACTAAACAAGAATTGGTGGAAGAAGCAAAAAACTAATTAATGGAGGGGATAGTGAGTCTAATTATGCTTACTATTGTCTCCACAAACTTAAGATTCTTCCTAGCGAATTTGTAAATATGAGTAATGAGGAGCAAGCTTTTATTATCGCTTGTATAGACATAAAAATAGAAGATGATAAAAAGAAAGCTAAGGAAGCAGAAAGAAAATCTAAAAGAGGAAAAAGATAGTATTTGTCATAAATGTGTAATATAATATTAGATAAGTTATATGTTTATGGAGGGGGATAACATGGGAGCTAAAAACAAAGTTATAGCAGGTGATTATGAAGGAAAAGTTGTAATATCTAGTCTTGGGAAAATTGCTATAGGTGTTTCATTTGGTAAGAACTTATATCTTACAAAAGAAAACGTTGAAGAATATGAAGTTATTACTGATGAGCATAGAAAAAGTGCAGCTAGTGGGGTAATAAGAGGAGCAGTTGGAGCAACTTTATTAGGTCCAGTAGGTTTACTCGCAGGACTGTCAGCAAAGAACAAAGGAATTTATACAATTGCTATTAAATTTAAAGATGGCAAGAATAGTTTAGTAGAAATTGATGATAAAATTTATAAGAATTTAATAAAGATTCTATTTTAGAAAGCATCTACTTTTTAGGTGCTTTTTATTATGTTCAAAATTAAGAAAGGAGACAAAATATGGCTACAATAAGAGGTGTAATTCAAATACAAGATCAGATGTCTCCAGCCTTTCGTGCTATGAATAATGCAATGAATATCTGCATTAGTTCTTTTCAGAACTTACAAGATGTGTCTAGTAATTCAGTAGATACAGCAAGTCTTCAAGCCGCGCAAAGAGAACTTCAAAATGCAGAAGTAGCAATCAATCAAGTAGAAGAAAACATTGATAAGGCTAAAAGAGGTCAAGATAATTTCAATAATAGTGTTAAAAATGGGCATGGCATTATGGATGGACTTGTGGGAAAAGTAAAATCATTAGTCGGAGCATACTTAGGTTTTCAAGCAGTAAAAGGAATAATAAATTTATCAGATGAATTTACACAAACTAAAGCAAGACTTGATATGATGAATGATGGGTTGCAAACTACATCTGAACTTCAAGATATGATATTTCAAAGTGCGCAACGTTCAAGAGCAGCTTATCAAGATACAGCTCAAGCAGTTTCTAAAATGGGAATATTAGCTAAAGATGCGTTTAGCAGCAATGAAGAAGTTGTTGCTTTCATGGAGCAAATAAATAAACAATTTACTATAGCAGGAACTAATGCACAAGGGGTTGAAGCAGCTACTTTACAATTAACACAGGCTATGGGTGCAGGAGTTCTTAGAGGCGAAGAGCTTAATAGTATATTTGAACAAGCACCTACGATAATTCAAGGAATAGCAGAATATATGGATGTACCAGTTGGCAAAATAAAAGAGATGGCAGCAGATGGTCAAATAACAGCTGATATTGTTAAAAAGGCTATGTTTGCCATAGCAGATGAAACAAATGCTAAGTTTGAAAGTATGCCTAAAACAATAGGTCAGATATGGACGAGTATAAAAAATAATGCATTAATGGCATTTCAACCAATTTTATTGAAGATAAATGAAGTTGCTAATAATCCAGGATTTACAACACTGGCAAATAATATAGCAGGTGTATGTGGGATTATTGCAGTACAATTATTAAATATAATTAATATAGTTTGTAGTGTTGCACAATTTTTTTCAGATAATTGGGGAATAATTGAACCAATAATATGGGGAGTTGTTGCAGCATTAATTGTATATAATGCAACTATGGGAATTGCATGGCTAACCACATTGAAGGATGTTGCCGCAAAAACAGCAAGTACGATTGCATTGTGGGCAGAGCAGGCGGCATTAATAGCAACAACATTCGCACAACAAGGATTAAATGCAGCACTTGCAATGTGTCCTATTACTTGGATTATAATAGCAATAATTGCTATTATAGCAGCGTTATACGCAGTAGTAGGGGCAATAAATAAAGCAAAAGGTACATCTATTTCAGCTACTGGAATAATAGCAGGAGTATTTTGGACTTTAGGAGCTACTATATGGAATATAATAGCTTACACATGGAATAAGTTTGCTGCATTTGCAGAATTTTTAGCTAATGTATTTCGAAATCCAGTCTATTCGATTAAAGTCTTGTTTGCTAATCTTGCAATTAATTTCTTAGATATATGTGCAAGTATGACTAGTGGTATAGATAGCTTTGCAACTAATTTTGCTAATGCAGTAATAGATGGAGTAAACGGAGCCATTAAAGGACTTAATTGGTTCATAGAAAAATGTAATGAGGTTTTAGGCACTGACTTTGGCACATTTGGAACTATAGAACATACATCAAGTATTACAAGTAGTATACAAGGTGCTAAAGCTAGTATACAAGATTGGTTAGGCGATAAACCAGAAGACTATATCGAAATTCCTAAAATGCAAATGAAGGACTTAGGCGGTGCAGCTATAGCAGGATATAACTGGGGAAGTAATGCAGTAGATAAAGTAAAAGGTATGTTTTCTAATGATGGTACTGATGCAGGTTCTCCATTTGATTACGCTGATTTATTAGCAAATGCAGAGGCTATGTCACCCAATATTGCGGATACAGCTAAAAATACTGGAGCAATGAAAGATGCTTTAGATATAGCAGAAGAAGACTTAAAGTATATGCGTGATATGGCAGAAACAGAAGCTATAAACAGATTCACAACCGCAGAAATAAAGGTCGATATGACAAATCATAATACTGTTAATAATGACATGGATATAGATGGAATAATAGATGAACTAGGAAGCAGATTAGAAGAATCTTTATATGAAGTAGCGGAGGGGGCGACTTACGGTGTATAAATTTTATATAGATAAAGTGGAGTTGCCTATAACTCCTTCAAAATTAGATATGAAAATTAATAATAAGAATAAAACAATGACACTTCTAAATGATGGAGAAATTAATATTTTAAAGACTTCAGGGCTCACAGAAGTGTCTTTTGATTTTATGATTCCACAAGTTAAATATCCTTTCTCTAATGTGGATCTAAAAGATGCAGATTATTATCTTGAAAAACTAGAAAAATTGAAAACCAATAAAAAGCCTTTTAGGTTTATAGTAGTAAGACTTACACAAGGTAATAGAAGCTTATTTGATACTAATATGAATGTATCTCTTGAAGATTACACAATTAAAGAAGATGCAAAGGAAGGTATAGACTTAACGATTTCTGTAAAATTAAAACAATATAGAGATTATGGAACTAAAGTTATTAGTATGCCAGTTAATAATACAGTAAGTGCAGCTGCTAAAAATGGAGTCATATTTATACCTGCAAAGGAAGAAAGACCTCCATCAAGTAATCAGCCATCTAATAAGACTTATACTGTTAAAAAAGGCGATTGTCTTTGGAATATATGTAAGCAATATTTAGGTGATGGAAGTAAATATCCCGAAGTTGCAAAGTTAAATAATATTCCTAATGCAAATAAAATTTATCCAGGGCAGGTGATTAAATTTGCTTGAGTTAACTATTAATAATAACAAAACAATGTATATTCCATGTGTAGAAGATGGGGTTACTTGGGAAACTGAAAGAAAAAGTGTTCCAGGTAAACTTACTTTTAATGTAGTACAGGATAGTATATTAAATATCGCAAATGGTAATTCAGTAAGACTAAAGAAAGATGGTCAAAATGTATTTTATGGCTTTATTTTCACTTTAAAACGAAATAAAGATAATACTGTAAAAGTGACAGCGTATGACCAACTTAGATATTTAAAGAATAAAGATTCTTATATTTACAACAATAAAAAAGCCAGTGAATTTATTAAGATGATAGCAGCAGATTATAAATTAGATCTTGGAACTATTGAAGATACAGAGTATGTAATACCAAAACGTAATGAAGATAACGCAACATTATTTGATATGATTGAAACCGCATTAGGTGAGACTGTAAGAAATAATAAAAAGCTTTTTGTATTGTATGATGATTTTGGTAAGCTTACTCTTAAGAATATTGAGAGCATGAAGATTCCTTTAATGTATGATAGCGAAACATTAGAGGATTTTGATTATACAAATTCTATAGACAGTAATACTTACAATAAAATTAAACTTTATTATGATAATGAAGATACAGGGAAAAGAGAGGTCTATATTGCACAACATGGTGAGAATATAAATAAATGGGGAGTATTACAACATACAGATAAAATAAATGAAAATGTAGATGGGAAGGCAAAAGCAGATGCACTCTTAAGCTTATATAATAAAGAAACTAAAACATTAAGTATTAAAAATTGTCTTGGAGATGTAAGAGTAAGAGCTGGAACTAGCATACTTGTAAAACTAGATTTAGTATATACTAAACTTCAAAATTGGATGGTAGTTGAAAAGGCAAAACATTCATTTGAAGACAATCAACATTTAATGGATCTAACATTGAGAGGAGGCATGTTTGTTGTATAATACAAATGACATAATGAGAATGATGAAAAAAGCATCTGATGATAAGATTAATTCAAACAAGCCAACAGAAGTTTATTTTGGTACTGTTAAAGTTGTAAAACCACTCACAATTGATGTTGAGCAAAAGAATTCTTTAGTTGATGGTGACAATGTTGATTTAGTATTAACTAACAATGTAAAGGACCATTATGTAGATATTACAGTAAGTCATAATACTGAAACAGAGACTTGTACAGTAGGGCATAAACATAAATATAGTGGCAGAAAGAAAATATTAATGCATTATGGTTTACAAGTAGGTGAGAAGGTGATTCTTATTAGAGTTCAAGGAGGACAAAAATATATTGTAGTAGACAGATTAGAAAATCCACGAACCAAAGGAGAGTGGTCATAATGAGTTTAACACCAGTTGATAACTTAGGAAATGACTTAGAGATAGTAATACAAGAAGATGTCACAGAGACATATAAGCTTAATATAGAAAAAGATAGAGTAATAGGCTATACAGATGAACTTGAAGCCATGAAACAGGCTATATATAAAATAATTAATACGGAAAGGTATGATTATCTTATTTATTCCTGGAACTATGGAATTGAATTAAATGATTTATTTGGTGAACCTATACCTTATGTTTATAGCGAAATTAAAAGAAGAATAATTGAAGCATTAACACATGATACAAGAATTGAGAGTGTTGATGCTTTTTCTTTTGAACAAATTAAGCGTGGGGAAGTATTTGTTAAGTTTACAGCACATACAATCTATGGTGATGTTACAGAGGGAAGGAAGGTGAATTTCTAATGTTTGAAGCTATAACCTTTGAAGTTATTTTGCAAAGAATGCTTGATAGAATACCTAATAATATTGATAAAAGAGAAGGTTCTATTATTTATGATGCTTTAGCTCCAGCAGCGGTAGAACTTCAAAATATGTATATTGATTTAGATGTTATTTTACAAGAAACCTTTGCAGATACATCCAGTAGGACATATTTAATTAAAAGAGCTAGTGAGAGAGGTTTATCTCCTTATCCTGCCACATATGCAGTTATGAAAGGTGTATTTAATATGAATGTACCTATAGGAAGTAGATTTTCTTTAGATGAGTATAACTACACTGTTACAAAGCGGATAAATGCTGATTTACACACATATGAATTAACATGTGAAACTATTGGAGTCGAAGGAAATAGACACTTTGGAACTCTGATACCTATTGAATATATTCGTGGCTTAGAAAGCGCAGAAACAACAGAACTTTTGATACCTGGAGAAGACGAAGAAGACACAGAAGAATTTAGACAAAGATACTTTGATAGTTTAGATCCACAAAGTTTTGGAGGTAATATTGCAGACTATAAGCAGAAAACTAAAGCTATACAAGGTGTAGGTGGTGTAAAAGTTTATCCAGTATGGAATGGAGGAGGTACTGTTAGAATTGTTATATTAAATTCAGAATTTGAAAAGCCAACTACCGAATTAATAGATTTAGTGCAAACAACAATAGATCCAGAAGAGAACCAAGGCAAAGGATTAGGTCTTGCACCAGTAGGCCATGTAGTTACTGTAGAAGGTGTACAAGAAACCATTATAGATATAGAGTTAGAAATAACATTCCAAAATGGTGGTGCTTGGGAGAATACCCAAACTAGAATACAAGAAATAATTAAAAGCTATCTGCAAGAATTAAATAAAACATGGGAAGATAACAGTTCTCTAATAATCAGAATAAGCCAGTTAGAAAGTAGGCTCTTAGAAATTGAACAAATTTTAGACATAACAAGCACTAAAATAAATGGAGTTGAAGAAAATTTAACTTTAGCGCCAGATAATATTGCAGTTATTGGAGTGATAAGTAATGTATAGAGAAATAGATCTAGGTAATTATTTACCACCAATAACTAAAGAAACTAAGGAATTTAAAGAGGTAGTAAAGACTGAAAATCCAGAATTTAATTTACTAAGAGGGTATATAGAAGATGCTTTTGATGACCAATTTATTATGGATGCTACAGAGTATGGAGTTAAGAGATGGGAAAGTATTCTTAAAATATATCCAGGTACTACAGACACATTATTAAATAGAAAATATAGAATATTAGTTTATCTTAATAGAAAAATTCCTTATACCTACAGAGTTATGCTAAATCAATTAATACAATTTTTTGGTTTAAAAAATATAGATATTGATTTAAAAAACACTATATACACATTAAATATTGCTATTAAAACATTTGATTATGAACTTTTTAAAACTGCTATGGATGAAATAAATATTATGAAACCATGTAATTTGATATTTGGTTCAACTATGATAGCAGAAGTAAGCTCGCGATTAAATATAGGAACCGTAATGCTTTGTGGTGAGACAATAACAGTTTATCCATATCAGACAAGAGATATTGAGAGCAATGTAAAAGTAGAAGTTGGTGGAGCACTAGACACACAATATGAAATAGTAACAGTATATCCAAAGGAGGTTTAATTATGGCAGAAGAAAGATTTTACACAATACTTACTAATGTAGGTAAGGCAAAGGTAGCAAATGCAGCACTATTGAATAGTAATGTAAGTTTAACAACGTTGAAGGTAGGAGATGGAAATGGTGCTTATTACAATCCAACAGAAGAACAGACAGAGTTAAAGAATACAGTTTATACATGTAATGTTGGCTCTGTAAGTGTTGATAAAGATAATCCAAATTGGATTGTAGCTGAAACAATAATTCCAGGAAGTGTTGGAGGATTTACAATAAGAGAAGTTGGTCTATTTGATACTGAAGGAGATATGATTGCAATAGGTAAATACCCAGAAACATATAAACCAGTAGTTGCAAATGGTGCTAGTAAAGATTTAAATGTAAGAACAATTTTCGAGGTAAGTAATGCAGCAAATGTTAATTTAAGTATTAATCCTAGTATTATTATTGCTACAAAAGAAGATATAGAGAGTTTACAGAAGCAAGTTACAACGAATACTGAAGATTTAAAAGGAAAAGCGAGTACAAAGCATACACATTCCAAAACTGATATAACTGATTTTCCAAGTTCAATGAAAAATCCGAATGCTCTTACTATAAGTCTTAATGGTACAAGTCAAGGTGCATATGATGGTGGTACTGCTAAAAATGTAAATATAACGCCAAGTTCTATTGGAGCAATGCCTTCAAATGGTGGTGGTGCATTTCCGATTTTTGGTTCGATAGAGCTATCAACAGCAACACCATTCATTGATTTTTGCTTTGGACAATCAACGGCAGATTATACATCAAGAATTATAGAAAGCGGTTCTGGACACTTGGATGTATATGCAGGAAATGGAGTGAATTTTTCAGGAAGTATATCAGCACCTAATCATATTTATGAAGAAGGCATCTGGACACCAAACGCATTTGGTGCAGGTGGGACAAATAATGTTACGTATATTTCTAGGTATGGATGGTTTAAAAGGTTTAATAATCTAGTATTTTTTGCAGGATATGTTGAATTAAATGCTTTTGATTTTGTGGGGTATGTTCATATAGGGGGCATACCATTCAGCCCATTGAATGTTAAAAGTCATTGTAGTGTAAATATTAGAGATTATGCTAGTTACACGAATGAACCACTATTCGGTGAAGTATTGAGTGGCTGTATTATTAATATTCTATCTGGTTCAGATAAGGGCATAAGTGGAAATCAATTTAAAAGTGGATCAAAGATATTTGTGTCCGGATTTTATGCAATAGGTTAGAAAGGATGATTAATTATGGAAGAAAAGATAACATTAGATATGCTTACACCAAATGGAGTGAGTGTTAAAAAACAAAAATATACAGTGATAGATGATGTTGAATATGTAATTGGAGATATATGGAGAAAAGCTTATGCAAATAGTGAAAGAGGTAGGGTGGAAATACAATCTGAATTAGATGAGAAGTATGTGACAGCAATATTTTCAGTTTGGGGAAATAGTACAACTGTAGAAGATATACCAGAATAGGTTAAAAGGATGTAGAAAAATAAATAATATTTAAAGCAATAATTAAGGACTTTTTGGGAGTCTTTTTTTATTGCTTCAAACAAAGGGTTTAATAGACTTTTATAGAAATTAATACTAATAGATATAGTTAGGAGGGGGAAATATGACTGGTTCACCTAGAATTGATTCAGGCTCTGGTAGAAGCTTTGATTCAGGAAGTCCAAGAAGTTAAATAAAAAATCTAAGAAGGCAGTTTTTTAACTGTCTTTTTATTTTGCAAAAAATTAAGAAAAGAGGTAAGAAAGATGGAAAAAACAACAATTATAAAAACAAGTTTTTATGGATCAGTATGTGCTATAGGTGGAGCTATAGGAAATCTAGTAGGTGGATTTGATGCAGTGTTTAAAGCACTAATTATATGTATGATTATAGATTATGTTACTGGAATAATCGTAGCAGCAGTATTTAATAAAAGCCCTAAGACAGAGAATGGAGCATTAGAAAGTAATGCAGGACTTAAAGGATTAGCCAAAAAGATATTTATATTATTAATTGTAGCCGTAGCGGTCCAAGTCGATATAGTACTTAATTCTAACTTTATTAGAAATGCTGTAATTCTAGGCTTTATAGCAAATGAGATATTAAGTATTATAGAAAATGGTGGATTAATGGGAATACCAATGTCACCAGTTTTGGTTAATGCAATAGATATTCTTAAGAAGAAAAGTGAAGAAAGTAAGTAATCAGAGCAGTCTTAATGGCTGCTTATTTTTATATCAAAAAGGAGGAACAATCTATGGCATATACAGGATGGATAGAAAGAGAGAATAATTGGTATTACTATAAAGCAGATAAAAAGCAGACTGGATGGCTTAAGGATAGCGATAACAGATGGTATTACTTACAGGTTAATACTGGGATGATGCAGACAGGGTGGATAAAATATAAAGATAAGGATTGTTATTTAGCAGAAAAAGCAAGTGGACCATTTAAGGAAGGACAGGCATATCAAAATGTGACAGTTGCATTCGATGGAATTTCTTATAAATTTGATAATAACTGTTATGCTACAAAAGTAATTGCAGATGTTATAAGCGATAATTTATGCAAGATGATATCAGTCTTCGAGGGATGCAGATTAAAAGCATATAAGTGTACAAGTGGAGTTTTAACTATTGGAATTGGATGTACAAATAAGAAATGGACTAGCAAAGGAACAATAACAATAGAAGAAGCATATCAGGCATTCCAAGAAGATATAAAGGTATTTGCAGATGGAGTTGCTAATTTGTGTAAAAATGCTAGCGTTAATCTAAACATATATGAAAGAGAAGCATTAATAAGCTTTGCATTTAATTGTGGTTTAGGAGCTTTAAAAGATTCTACTTTATGGCAATTAATTAAAGCTGGTAATAGAAATGCAACTAAAATAACTAATGCATTTTTAATGTGGACTAAGAGTGGTGGAAAAGAACAGCCAGGGATTGTTAAGAGAAGAAATGCTGAAGCTAGATTGTTTTTAACAGGTAAATATACATTATTTAATTAATATGCTATAATTTCATAGGCTAAGATGCACACAAGTTAGAAAACAATAAAAGTCGGTTAGAGATTAGTTTCTTTAATTGGCTTTTATTTTTTTGTAATAATATAGTAAGAAATCCTTAATACATCTGCCAACAAACTGACATCAACCAATAATAATATGTTATTAAGGTAGTTATTACAAGAAAGGAAGATGATGTTATGGTAAAAGAGAATCTAGAGTTAGAAGTTAAAAGTAAACTTACAAGAGAAGATGAGCAAATGTTAAGAAAAGCATTAGAAGGAATAAATGGATGGTATTTCAATCCTATAGCATTAATCACCAATGGCAGAGAAGATTATTATTTCATATGTAAAGTAAAAACGGTAATTAAAAATTTGCAGATGAAATTGGCAAAAATATATGTTAGGATTCAAGAAGGAAATAAACCAAGATTATTAGCAATAGAAGGGATCTCATAAAGGAATTAAAATTTGATATACTTATTATATTGAAAAGGCAGTATATAAGATTAATTTCTTATGTGATGCCTTTATTTTTTTATGCAGAAATATTTGTAAAGATAATGTTATTAATAAAAATATAATGATTTATTAATAAAATGTATATATCTACTAATTATGATGATAAATAACAAAAAAATAAAAAATAGGAGAAAGATGTGGAGAGAGAGGATAAAGAAAATCTAAGAATGAAATTATATGAGTATATAATTGAATATGGAATAGATGATCCTAGGACTATTCTTATAAGTCAGCAATTAGATAAATATATAGTTAAAGAACAAATAGATATTACAGAGACAGATAGTTATTAAATGTTAGAGGGCAGCATGTAAGATTAATTTCTTATGTGGTGCCTTTATTTTTACACAAAAAAGAGCAACTTATAAGGGGGATAAGCTACTCTTTATTAAATATTTTATAATTTGGGGTAAAATGAAAAAATATTATCTTTAATGTTATTATATAAATGCAATGTGACAAAAATGTGACATTATGTAGAAAAATGCTAAAAAATATGATATTATAAATGTACAATAGATACAAATTAGTTCAAAAATTCCCTGAAGAGATGGTTTAAAGATAGCTTATTTGACCATCTCTTTTTATGTAGTTATATAAATGATTAATATATTATCTTTTTAAAAAAATTAAATATGCTAAAATATAATTAGTAGGGGAAAATATAAATTATGTAATAAAAAGGATGGGCATATTGGAAAAAATAAAAATACTACTTAGGCTAATATCATTTATTCTATTTTTTGCTGTAGCAATTAAAGCAGGAGATGTTCTTGGAAATTACTTATTAAGAATTTTAAAAATAATGCTTAAAAGGAGACAACTATTAATTAAAGTGGACCCTTTGTCAAGGACAACTTAAAAAAGAGGGTTAAACTGCTAAAAGCTGATTTCTGTATTTTACAGGAG